ATTAGCCGAACAGATGAATTGACATGCTTGAAGGCTGCTATTTCGTTTATTGTAAACGGTGATGAAACCCTAGACAATGATCGCCGATACAACCGATCTCTCACATTTTACGAACGCGTAAATGAATTAGCAGAATCTATTGCAAGTGAGTGGGTAGTCGCTCGGCATTTAGGTTTTGATTATGACCCATTTGAACCCAAAATGAAAAAGAAGGCTGACGTCGGAGACAAGTTTGAAGTCAAATGGACTGAACACATTAGCGGTCAATTGATCGTGTATGAGTACGACCGACCCACTGACATTGCCATTTTGGTGACAGGTACACACCCGCATTATTACATCGCGGGCTGGATTCCAATTGCAGTTGCACAGAAGCCACGTTTTCGCAGTGATCGCCAACCTACTTGGTGGGTTAGTCAAATGAACCTGCAACCTATTGAGAATTTAAGGAAATCCATTTATGGACACAATCCAGTTTGAGTGCAGGATTTGCAAAAAGGTAACTAAACAGCTAATTCGCAAGGTTACTGACAACCTGCCCTACGGCTGGGAAGTCATTCAATGCACTAAGTGCGAAGTCATGGGCGTTGCAGCAGTTGGTGAGAAGTGATTACCGTACTTATGGGAGCACCAGGGGCGGGCAAAAGCACTTGGGTTACAAAACACAAAACTGGATTTGAACACATTTACAACACCGAAGCGGTCAGGATAAATCGGGAAATGGACATTGGATTATTCATGCAAATGCAACGCATCAAAGCAGTGAAAGCGGTTGAAGCAGGCAAAAGCCTAATTGCTGACGGAACGCACACAATAAAAACGCATAGGCAAGTGTGGCTTAATTTAGCTGATCGGCTTGGTATTGATACTCAATTGGTTGTCTTTGATACACGGTTAGAAACATGCCTGCAGGTACAAATGCAACGCGAACACCCAGCCCCACTTCAAGTCGTAAAAGATCATCACAGGCGGTTGCAGCACGCTAAATTGCTTATCTTAAGAGAAGGTTGGGACGAAATTGTCAGCATTAAACGATAATAGTTATACACAGGCGTTATCCACAGGCGTGCAAAACTTGTGGGACACGCTCAAGGGCAAGCGTAAAGTTATTAGCTACTTGACAGGTGGGTGTACGCTGAAGCATACAAACAACAACAGGAATTTTATCCTTTCCCAGAATGATCTTTCAATGTTAAAAGTAAAAGATAAAAAGATAAAGATAAAAAAACGACTGGTGTTGATCGCTTCACTAATCATCGCAGTGCAAGGGGCAGATACTGCAACCGCTGCTAAATACTCAGTAGATTATTTAAAGTTGTATGCTCATTCAAGGATTCTAAATTGGGTTGAATTTCAATGCTTTAATAAGATTATCACCAAAGAATCTAGGTGGTCATACACTGCTAAGAATGGCAGCCACTACGGACTGGGTCAGATGAGGTCAAAGCATTACCGAGACCTTGACCCTTATCGTCAGATAGATAGCACAATCAGCTACATTGCCAAGCGATACCAAACCCAATGCAATGCGTGGAATTTTCACATCAAACACGGGTTTTACTAATGGCAAGTCAGTTAAAGAAATCAGGTGGCACGCGTAAGTGGCGCGTGATACGTGAAGGTATCTTAAAGCGCGATAATCATTCATGCCAGTTGTGTGGTCGTGAAGGCACAACCGTTGATCACATCATTCCACGCCATGCATTTGGTGAAGGTGATGCTGATCGTCCAGAGAACTTACAAACGCTTTGTGCAAAATGTAATTTCAGTAAAGGTGGGCGGTTTTTTAGTGAGCCACGGATACCTCTGACTCTTTCCTTGGCCGAATCTCCCCAAAATGAGTCACTGAGCCACGATGAGGGCTAAAAGGTCATGATAGGTAAGGAACTGCCTACAAACGGCTCAGATCGGTTTACATCGGGAATGAGTAGAGACACAGAAGGCAGAATGCCGCTATTTGGGGTAAATACGCCCAGAATCCACACGCCGCTAAATGATTTACCCAGTCGCGGGCTTGAATTGGTTGATTTAGCTACCAGCATTGGCGTGGAACTTATGGAATGGCAAAAATACGCGCTAGAGCATACGCACAAAGTCAAACCTGACGGACGCTGGGCACAACCTGTCAATGTCATTGTTGTGGCACGTCAAAATGGAAAATCGTTTTTGCAGCAGATAAGAATTCTTGGCGGGTTGTTTCTTTGGGACGAGCCGCTGCAAATTGGGTCAGCGCACCGACTAGCAACCAGCCTTGAGCAATTCCGGGCTTTGGTGCAGGTTATAGAGGGTAGTGATTATTTAGCAAAACAGGTCAAGCGTATTCGCTGGGCTCATGGGGCTGAAGAAATAGAGACAACGAAGGGCACGCGCTTTATTGTAAAGGCTGGCGGTTCTGCCGCTCGTGGGGTAAGTCGCCCGTCTACCTTGCACCTAGACGAATTGCGCGAAATGTCAGACATGGAAAGTTTTGCTTCCTTGCGTTACACGCTCATGGCTGCGCCCAATCCTCTTGTCATGGCTTACACAAATGCAGGCGATCATTCAAGTGTTGTGCTCAATTCTTTTCGCGAACGGGCATTGGCGCGCATTGCTGGAGCAAGTGATGAAATTGGTTATTTTGAGTGGTCAGCACCAACTGACGAAATTAGCATTGAAAATGCAAGGCATGCCAACCCAGCATTGGGCATAACAATTCATGAGGATAACGTCCGAAGCGTTCTAAATGACCCGCCCGACGTAGTAATGACTGAAGTATTGTGCCGCTGGGTTGTTGCAATAAATTCTGCGGTAGATGCTGCCGCGTGGGGTAATTGTCTGGACAAATCGGCAGATCTTGACATTGAAAAGGAAACGTGGCTAGCAATTGACCTATCACCCGATAGAAAACACGCATCTTTGGTTGGAGCGCAAAAGTTAGGCGAGGAATCTTTTGTGGTTAAGTTGCTGCACACTTGGTCAAATGACTTGCAGTTAGACGATAAGGCTGTAGCTAACGAATTAGCAGACTATGCGCGCAAGTACGTTACTCAGTACGTTCTTTACTCACGGCGTACGTCTGGCGCAGTTGCCGCTCGCCTAGCACCCGCTGGCATACCAGTATTCGACATGGACGCCAATTATCCGCAATCGTGTGACGAAATGCTTTCAGCAATAAATTCTGGGCGGTTAAAACATCGCGGGCAGTCCCAATTAACCGAGGAAATTTTGGCAGCCGTACAACTGCGACGTGGTGACGGCGGTTGGGTTATTGGACGCCGCGCGTCAAAATCGGTCGTGTGCGGGGCAGTTAGCGTTGCCTTACTTTCACACTTTGCGACACGCCCAGAGAATGATCTTGACATCATGACGGGTTGATCGTATAAGCCTGTAACAATTAGGACATGGGTTTCTTTGATCTGTTTTTACCAGCAACGCCGACGGCAGCCGTCACTGCCGCATCGGTGGACGCCGCTGCAATTGCTCCGTATTACCCAGAGCAAGGTTCACTTTTCTTTGCTGGTGTAACTAGCGCGATTCGCAGTGAAGCGATGACCATTCCAACAATTGCTCGGGCATTGGGCATCATTCAAACAATCGCGTCACTGCCAATGCACACACGCAATGAAGCAACTGGCGAGAAGGTTACGCAACCGCGTGTTATCAACCAGCCTGACCCACGTATTCCTGGCACAACATTTTATTCATGGCTTATTTCCGATTTATTCTTTTTCCCAAGTGCTTATGCAATGGTCATGGAGCGTTACGCCGACACAGGCAAGATTCGCGCAATGGAACGCGTTGCACCAGAGCGCATCACTATCCAAACAAATGGCATTGGCACAGAAATTGTTTCGTATTCAATAGACGGCAGTTATGTAGACCCAAGCAACCTAGTCGTATTTACTGGTGCGCAAGAAGGCTTGCTAAACCGTGCAGGTCGCACAATTAAAGCAGCTGCGGCATTAGAGCGGGCGGCATTAGATTTTGCAAGCGACCCAATTCCGCAAATGGTTTTAAAATCAAATGGCACGTCACTTCCGGCAGATCGTGTTTCTAAATTACTTGGTGCAATTCGTAGTCGCGCAAAAAAATCAGTCATTTACTTAAATGCTGACGTTGATCTTTCAACAATTGGTTATGACCCAAAGAATTTACAGCTAAACGAGGCGCGAAATTATCTTGCACTGGAACTATCACGCGCTGCAGGGTTACCTGCTTACTTTACAGATTCGCAGCAATCGACCTTTACTTATTCAAATGCGCTAGACAAACGACGTGACCTGGTTGATTTTGCGTTTAGAAATTACATGTCAATCATTGAGCAGCGTTTGTCGTTTGCAGACTTTACGCCAGCAGGCAACCGCGTCATGTTTGATCTTGACGATTTCTTGCGTGGCAATCCTTTTGAGCGCGCTCAAGTCTATGAAATCTTAAATCGAATCGGCGCAATGTCGGTTGATGAAATACGAGCAGAAGAGGACATGCTTTTATGAAAAAGGTTCTAACACCGTTCACCATAACTGCGGCAGACTCTATTAGTCGCACAATTACTGGAACCATTGTAACGTTTGAGGAAACAGGCAATGCTTCAATTGGTAAAGTGCAGTTTGCCGCTGGGTCAATTGAGCCAAAAGCAGTTTTGCTTAACTTGGAGCATGATCGATCACGCCGCATTGGTAAAACATTGAGTATTGAATCAACTGACAAAAACATGACTGCCACATTTAAAATTGCTAATACAACGGCGGGCAGTGACGCACTTGTTGAAGCAGCCGAAGGATTACGAGACGGCTTTAGCGTAGAAGTCTCTTTTGACGAATACGAAACACTCAAAGACGGCACAGTCCGAATACTTAAAGGCGAATTGACAGCCGTTGCATTAACCAGTGAGCCAGCAATTAGATCAGCACGCGTTGAGTCCGTAGCGGCAACAACTGGCGATGAGACACAGGATTCTGATTCGACAATCGAGCCAGAGGCACAACCAACAACAGAAGGAGACGAAGTGGACAACACCGTCACACAGGCAGACACCGTCGAGACGGTAGAAGCCGCGCAGTCAATCACCGCAACCGCTCGCCCAACAGTGGGTGGATTTACTACAAAGCCACGCATTGAAATTACTGCTGGAAAGTACCTAGAAAACACAATCCGCGCTTCAATGGGTGACCTAGACGCTCGCGATTATGTACACGCAGCTAACAATGGCGCAACAACAACTGACAATGCTGGTCTTGTACCAACACGCCAATTGACAGAAATTATCAACGGATTAGGCAACACAATCCGTCCGTCCATTGACGCAATCAGTCGTGGAACATTGCCTGATGCAGGAATGACATTTGAAATTCCAAAGATTACTGCAATGCCAACAGTTGCAGTCACTGCTGAAACAGTAGCGTTTTCAAATACAGATCAAGAGAGTGCGTTTGTTTCAGTTAGTGTGTCAAAATTTGCTGGTCAGCAAAAATTTAGCGTTGAATTGCTAGAGCGTTCATCACCACTATTTTTTGATGAATTGCTACGCAACATGGTCAAGGCAATGGCTAAAGCACAAAACGCGTCAGTCAATGCAGTCTTGGTTGCCAACGCAACAATTGACGGCACAACTTTGGCAGCAGTACCAACCGCTGCAGAATTGCTTGCATTTGTTTCACGCGGTGCTGCAAGTGTTTATTCAGGCACACAGGAATTTGCTCGCAACATTGTCATGGGTTCAGATCAATGGGCAAACACAATGTCACTCAATGACAACGGACGCCCAATTTATCTAGCAGCACAACCACAAAATGCTGGCGGCGTTGTTCGCCCAGATTCATTGCGCGGCAACGTTGCAGGTCTTGATCTATACGCAGACTTTGCTGCACCAGCGGCAGCAGCGGACGGTTCACTTATCATCGTAAACCCAGATGCTTACACATGGTATGAGTCATCACAATTCCAATTGCGATCAGAGGCAACTGCCGACGGGTCAATCACAGTTGGCGTGTATTCATTTGGTGCAACGGCAGTCAAGTTGGCTGGCGGCGCATTCCGTAACAACTTTACAGACTAACCACAAACTAATCATGCGCTACGGTCTCTCCCGAGCGTAGCGCAGCAGATCGAAAGGAAACGGACATGCCAGCAATCGTAACCGCAAGTCAATTGCGTCAGGTTCTTGGCGTGTCCGTTTCACTTTACTCAGATGCTTATCTTGAGGAAATTATCAACACAAGCGAGGCAGTTATTTTGCCAATGCTTGTTGCTAACACGTCAGCCGTTGAAGCGTATGAATTAAAAGATAACGTAGCAACTTATTACACCCAACGTTTTCATCATTTTGTAACTGGTCAATCAGTTATTGTCACAGGATTACCAGCACCATTTACGGCAGACGTCACCGTTGTAGACACACGCAACTACCATTTTACGGCAGCCATTACGTCAGCCGACGTCACACTGCGCAACATAATTCCCGAAGGCGTTGCAACACTTAAAGGCTATTCAGCCACAGAAATTTATGCCAACACACCAGCAATTGAATCGGCGGTGCTAACAGTTAGCGTTGAGGTGTTTCAAAGCCGTGTTGCAGCGGGTGGGCAAATTGAAGGTGTTGATTTTGCAACTTCGCCGTATCGCATGGGTCGTTCGCTAACTAATCGCGTCTCATCATTACTTCAGCCATACCTAGACGTTGAAACGATCGTGCAGTAATGCCAGTTAACTCAATCGCCGAAACCCGCGCAACCTTAGCCAATGCCTTTTCAGGTTTAGCTGCTACGTCATACGCAAGCGTTCCGGAAACGCCAATACCACCAGCAATCGTCATTGTCCCAAGTACGCCGTACATGGAAGTTGAATTAATCGGCAAGGCAAAAACACAGGTCAAACTTAATTTTGCAATCACTGCCGTTGTTGCTTCCAATAGCAATGCGGGTTCGCTGGACAATTTAGAAAAACTCATCATCGGAATTCTGGCGGCAATGCCTGCTGGATACATTGTTGGAAACGTAGAAAAACCAACAGTGTTAGAAGTAGGTCAGTCGCCAATGCTGGTTGCTGACATAAACGTTTCAACGTACTACACTCAAACTACCTAAGGAGAAAAACGTGGCAACAACGATCATCACGGGTCGCGATCTAGTCCTAACGATCGCCACCACTAACTATGACGCACAGGCGACCAGTGCGACATTATCAAACTCACCAACTATTGAAACTTATCAAACACTTGACGGCAAGGCATACAAGCGCATTGACGATCAATGGTCATTTGACGTTGAAATGCTTGCTGACTGGGGCGCAACGTCATCATTGTGCGAGGCACTATGGTCAGCATCGGAATCAGCACCAAACACAACATTGGCGTGTTCATTAACTGCAGTCACTGGCGCAGTTTTTGCCTTTAACGTTATGCCAATTTATCCAAGCGTGGGCGGTACAGCACCAGATGCGCAAACCGTATCAATGTCATTTGTTGTCAGTGGCGACGTCACCGAAACATTTAGCTAAACCAAACAATCGGGAGAAAAAATGAAACTACCAATTACGATCGAATACAACTCAGGCGAATCTGCAACATACATTGCAGCCCCGCCAGAGTGGGTAAAGTGGGAAAAAAGCACAGGCAATAACATTTCACAGGCACAGGACAAGATCGGCATTTCTGATTTGGTATTTCTTGCTTATCACGCCATGAAGCGTGAGGCAGCGGGCAAGCCAGTCAAGCCAATTGAAATTTGGACTGAAACAATCAGTGAAGTGACAGTTGGTGAAGCAGTCCCAAAAGTTACCCAGTCGGAAGCCTAAACAGAATTATTTGGGAATTGTCTATTGCGACAAATTTACCAAGATCAGAATTTGAGACGGCTGAAGACATTTTGACAGTGATTGAAATACTGGAAGGACGGGCAAATGGCAGATGATGCAATCAGCTACGACAAGGCGGAATTGCGTGCCATTACCCGTTCCTTTAAGGCAATGGACGATGAAGCCATTGGTCAAGCCAAAATTGTCTCGTCACAATTGGCTGATTTTGTTCGCACCAAAATTATTGCTGCATCGGGTCAAACGCGTAATTTGTTAGACGATCGCGTGGCGCAAAGTTCTAAGGTAAGCAAGTCGTCAAAACTTGGTGAGATTTCATTTGGTTTTGCGCGCGACAAATTAAGTGGCGGCGGTACGACCCAGCAACTTTGGGGCGGTGCTGAATTTGGCTCTAACAAATTAAAACAATTCCCAGTTTGGTCAGGGCGTGAAGGTCGTGGCTCTCGTGGCTGGTTTATTTATCCGACCTTGCGAAGGGTTCAGCCTGACATTTTAAAACAATGGGAACAAGGATTTTCAACAATAGTTAGAAAGTACGACTAATGGCTGCTGGCAGTCGTACCCTTAAACTTTCCATTTTGGCAGACGTTGCCGATTTATCTAAAGGCTTAAAGTCTGCAACAACTGACGTTGATTCATTCGGCACAAAAGCATCAGAATTTGGCAAAAAGGCTGCATTGGCATTTGCTGCTGCTGGCGTTGCTGCACTTGCTTTCGCAGCCGATGCGGTCAAGGCAGCAGCACAAGATGAAGCGGCGCAAAAAACACTGGCTGACACAATTTTGGCAACAACTAGCGCAACGGCTGCACAGGTTAAAGGCGTCGAGGATTACATAACCAAAACATCAATTGCCGTTGGTGTGGCAGATGATCAACTGCGACCAGCATTTGCTCGGTTGGTTCGTAGCACTCAAGATGTCGATGAAGCCCAGCGTTTACTAAATCTGGCACTTGATCTGTCAGTTGCCACTGGTAAGCCAGTCGAAACAATTTCGAACGCGCTTGGAAAAGCCTATGACGGAAATACCACTGCACTTGCAAAACTTGGTTTGGGACTTGACGCCAACCTGATTAAATCAAAAGACACTGGCGCAATCATTTCAGAATTAGAAACAAAATTTGGCGCATTTGCTGAAGGCGCAGCCGAGACAACGGCGGTCAAGTTTGAGCGCATGAAAATTGCAATGGACGAAGCCAAAGAGCAGATTGGGACGGCATTGTTGCCAGTAGTGCAAAAACTCAGCGATTACATCTTGGTAACATTTGTGCCAAACCTGACGTCGTTTATTAACGGCATGACAGGTCAGGGCAGTCTCACCGAAGCCACAGGAAATGCAACAGACGGTGCGTTTAAGTTTGGCGAGCAAGTAAAAAAAGTGTTCAAAACAGTTGTGGACTTCAAAGATGAGTTGATTGTATTGACTGCAATTCTTGCCGCCGTTTTTGTTACAACTAAAATTGCTGCTGGTGTCACTGCAACAATTGCTCTCATTAAAAGCCTAATCGTTGCCTATAACTTGCTCAAATCATCGGCAATCGTGGCAGGCGTTGCATCGGCATTTGCACTAAACCCGTTGCTTGGCGTTGGCGCGGTAGCACTAGCAGCAGCAGTTTTGGCAGGTGCAAATGCGCTTGCAAATAACGGTAATGTTAATACGAGCAGTCTTGGCGCATCAACTGGTTCAATTCCATTTGCATCAGGTTTTGGCACAACTGCAGTAGTTAGTGGTAATGGCGGTGGTGGTGGCGGTGGCACAGGTTCAAACGGTAATGGCGGTGGTGGTGGCGGTGGCGGTGGTATTGCAGCGGTCGTCAAATCAGCCGCAATTGCTGGCGGTTTTACCGATTCCCAAAACGCAGCACGACTCACGGCAATGGGTTCAGGCGGTTTTACCGATTCCCAAAACGCAGCACGAATCATCAACATCAACGTGTCAGGTGCAATTGACCAAGAAGGTACAGCCCGCACAATTGTTGACACATTAAACAATTCTTATTATCGCGGCACAGGTGGCGGCGGAAACCTACAACTCAAATGACATCATGGTCGCCAGTTTGGAAAGTAGAAATTGACGGCGTTGCCTATACAAATGCCGTTTTAGCTAACCTCTCGATCACTAGCGGTCGTCGCAACATTTATGAGCAAGCCCAAGCAGGTTACGTCAATTTGGAATTGTTAGATGTCAATCAGTCAATTATTCCCGTCGCCATTAACTCAACAATTAGCGTTTCAATCAAAGACACAAGTGACGCATTTGTGCCAATCTTTGGCGGCAACGTTGTGGACATTGGGCTTTCAGTGCGCGACGTCGGTTCGACAATGTTCACCCAGACTTATTCGATCACGGCACTTGGCGCATTGGCGCGGTTGCCAAAGATTTTAACTGACGGCGTACTGTTAAAAGATTTTGACGGTAATCAGATTTACACTATTTTGAGCGCAGTTTTGTATAATACTTGGGCGCAAGTTCCGGGCGCGCTAACGTGGGCAACTTACAATCCGACGACAACGTGGGCAAATGCTGAAAACACTGGACTTGGCGAAATAGATCAACCAGGTGATTATGAATTGGCAGCAAGGTCAAGTGAGCGAATTGACGTTTATTCTTTGATTTCGGCATTGGCAACCTCTGGACTTGGCTACATTTACGAGGACGCTCAAGGTCGCATTGGTTATGGCGATGCTACTCATCGTACCCAGTATTTAGCAGCTAA